TCGATGAACTTGTCAAGAAGTACGGCAACCAAAGCGCCATTGCGCGGCGGTTCGGTGTCACGCGGGCAGCGGTATCGAAGTGGGCGCGTGTTGGCGTGCCGGAGCGGTATGCGTTGCGTGAGCTTGCCGGTGAGGTTGTGGCCGAGCTCAAGGAAGAGGACCAGTCGCGCAGCACTCGGCGGCTGATTCGCAAGATCGAGGCTGGGCTGCGGCCTACGCCGGACAGCCCATGAGCCGCGCTGCGTACCATCGGACTTACTACCGGGCTCACCTGGAGAGTCGCCGAGAGATGGCGCGGGTGATGGCTCGGCGTAGACGGTGGGTGCGCGGCGTGGCGGCGGTGATCTGCGAGGCCGTGGAGGAGGCCAGAAACGACAAACCCCCTTTCGGGGGCTTGACGCGGGCGGGGGGAGGGCCCTACTCTCGGGATGCGTATCGAGGTGTCGTGACGATAGACCGGGGGAAAAGGTCTGTCAATCACCCATCTCCCAACCCCTCGACATGGGTTCAATCTGTCGGCGAAGGGCCGGTCACAAGACCGGGCCGGGCATCGCTTACCAAAGCCCGGCGGGTCTAAACACCGTGGCTATACGGGCATTTAGGCATGACCTCGCTACCTTCCGATTTAAGGGGGGTAGGGGGGTCATTCCCGGGCTTCCGAGCATATGGGGAGAGAGATGGATATAGACCTAACCTATACGAGAGAAGGCGGTGAATAAAATTTTGACCGAGTACGACGTGCGAATGATTCGCCGCGCCGTGCAAAAAAGAAACCGCGTTCGTCGAGACCTTTGCAATAAGTCTATAGCGCGGAGGCTGGGTGTTTCAGTGCAAACCGTCCGCAACGTCATCAAGGGCGCTCGTTGGGGCTGGGTCAAATGATCCACTACCACGGCCTGCCGATGACGCCTCTTGCAGACATGGTCCGAGCGCTGACTGCGCGACACGCGATGGTGAGTTTCGAGCACCCTAGTCAAGCAGAGATGGCCGCAGAAATCTGCCAGTCGTTCGTGCTGGACAATGGCGCGTTCAGCGCGTGGAAGCAAGGCAAGGCATACGACTTTGACGGTTATCAAGAGTGGGCCGAGCGATGGATGCGGCACCCGGCGATGGATTGGTGCGTCATCCCAGATCGGATTGATGGTTCAGAATCCGACAATCGCGAGCTCGTGAAAAACTGGCCGCTGCCGCTTGCCGTATCGGTGCCTGTTTGGCACATGCACGAAAGCCTGGAATACCTCGACTTCTTGATGCGATGGCCGCGCATCGCGCTTGGCTCCTCTGGTCAATTTGCGACCGTCGGTGATGATCGGTGGTGGGGCAGAATCGCCGAGGCGATGCGAGTGCTGTGCGACGAGGCCGGGCGCCCGAGGGTCAAGCTGCACGGACTGCGGATGCTAGATCCTGGCGTGTTCAGCAAGTTGCCGCTGTCGTCCGCCGACAGCTGCAACGTCGCACGGAACGCCGGAATCGACCAGAAGTGGCGCGGCCCCTACACCCCGCGCACCCAGTATGGCCGGGCGTTGATTTTGATGGAGCGCATCGAGCACCACGCGAGCTGCGCGTATTGGTCTGCCGATGCGATGGGGGCTTATACGAATTTGGAACTTTTCGGATAAAACACTGCGAACGCATACACACAGGAGCACACACATGAACGAACTCGATGAAGCATCGTGGGAGAGATGGGTCGCCTTCAGGAAGGCCATCCGCAAGCCCATCAAGCCGATCAGCGAACACGCGATGAAGCTCAAGCTCGCTCGGTTCGGCGACGACCAAGCGGCGGTAGTTGACCAGTCGATCGCAAACCAATGGCAAGGGTTGTTCGAAATCAAGAAGGCCGCGCCGCGCCCCGGCGAGAAGGTCGAGAAGACCGACAAGCAGAAAGCCGCCGACATCGCCCGTCACGCCGAACAAGACGAGTGGGCGGCTCGAATCTGGGGCAAGCAGGAGCCGACACCCATCAACCGGCTGAAGCTCTGCGAGGCGTACCTCGCGCGGTTGACCATGCGCGAGCCGGATGCGGACGCGATGGAGCGCGTGAAAGACGCGGCGGCTGCTGCGATCCGTGACGCAGACCCGAAGGAGGTCATCGGCAACCCGCACCTTGCGGGGATGGTGCGGCAGCTGTTCGGCGAGCGCGGTCTTGCGAGGCTGCGGAACCGATGACGCTCTACACGCACTCGGGTGCGCTGCCCGCCCACAGGTACATCTGGGTCGAGCCCAACGCGATCGGCCAGCACGACTGGCTGCGCGGGGTGTGGTTCGGGCTGACCTCGTGGCCGGGACGGGCGTGGGGGTGTCATGTCCTGCTTGAAGGCGGGGCGGTATACCGGAATGTCCCGCTCCACCAGCTCGCGCACCGCAAGACCGACGAGCCTTGGCGAGCGTCAGACGCGCAGACATGGGATGCCTACGGGTGGCAGTTCGCTGCCCTCGAATACCCGTACCTCTCATCGATGAACGCGAGGGTGCGGCTGCAGGATCGGCGCGAGATGGCGGGCGAGTATTGGTTCACGGTGTCGCCGGTCGCCGATGCGTTTTCAGCGGTGCCAGAACAGTCGAAAGAGTTTTACTTCTGCGGGCTGGAGAATGGCCGCATCACCGCGCAGCCGACGAACCATGTGTTGCTTGAGGACAAATCGTTCACTTCAACGCTGGAGTGGCCGAAGTTCCTGCGCCGCCAGACCGACTGGCACAGCGCGGAGGACAACAGCAATGCGTGAGCTTGAGATGGTGTTCCAAGTGGGGATAGCGGTCTGGCTTGCGATGCTGGCCGGTGCGCTCATCCGCATTGTCTGGATCTGCATCGAGGAGGCGAGGCGCAAATAGTGTTGACATCATTTTAAATCGAGATTAGTCTAATTCCGTTCACACACACACAGGAGACGGACATGGAACTCGACGAATGGGACAAGCAATGGCTCGCCCGCCCGCACACTGCGGATGAGTACCGCGCTGAGATCAAGAGCGCCCTGGAGCGTTGCGCGATGTACGCGGCCCGCATCGACCGGCTCGAGGCCGAGCTCGCCAATATCCGCACGGCTGGCTGCGGCTACCCCGACTGCCTGACCGACAACCGTTGCGCCCGGATGTGGGCGGGCGAGTGTTCGGGACCGAAACAGGAGAGGACGATATGAGCATGACCAACGACGGCGGCCCGGCGTTTCCGAGGCACGGATACAACAGCAACGACGGCATGACCCTGCGCGACTGGTTCGCGGGGCAAGCGTTGGCGGGGTTGGTGTCATATGTTGTCAAAGGCGCAACTTTTGAAAATGTTGCCGAGGACGCCTACAAAGCAGCCGACGCCATGCTTCGGGCGCGGGAGGTGAAGCCGTGAGCGACATCACCCTGCCCCGCGCTGTGGTCTGGAGATTACACGCGGCGTTCAGAGACGCGGACAAAACGATTAGGCCAAGCGGCGAGAAATCGGATTACAGCGCCGAAATCGCCGCCCTCGACGCCGCGCTCGCGGAGCCGGAGCCGGAGAGCAAGACCCCCGCATGGTGGATGGATGGACTGACAGTAACCCTGATGCGCGAGGGCGTGAACAAGCACCGCGCTAGAGAGATTGCCATCGGGTATTGGGAAGCGTATTGCCAGATACCGGGGAACGAAGAGGACAAGACATGACCGACAACATCACCCTGCGCCGCGCCGCCGAGCAAGCGCGAAGTGCGCTTAGTGGTTGGGCGAATCACGGGCTGTGGGCATGGCCAGAATCCGCACTTCAAACCTGCAAGCAGAACACGGAGGAAGCCCTCGCAGCCCTCGACGCCGCGCTCGCGGAGCCGGAGCAGAAGCCGGAGCCGGTGGCGTGGTTGCAAGTAGGGGTCGGCGTGAATGACGGCGATTTTATCGCCAGAACGAGCAAGCCGAAACGCTGGAATTCAGAATGGTGGCGATTTGAACCCCTTTACACCCACCCACCCGCCACCGTCGCGGAGCCGGACGCCAAGCGGGAGCCGGTGGCTTTTGCAAAGAACGGCAACTTGTTTTGGTGCGGTGACGCATCCCAAATGCGCGGGGTAGATATAGACCTTTACCTCGCCCCACCGCAGCCGGACGCCAAGCGGGAGCCTGCGACGGATGAGCAGGTGCATAAATGGTATTGGGATAACAATTTGTGGGGGCTGCGGCACGCTGAATTTCGTTACGGTTGGCGCGCCGCCGAGCGGTTCCACGGGATCAGGAAGGAGGACACATGACACGCGAGGAAATTTTACCTTGTCCAATGTGTGGATCATCTGCGCGTTTAGATGCTACTGGTACTATTGAGTGCTACGGCAAAGACTGGCAGACACTTTTCATCGAATGCACTAAAGATAAAGACGAGCATTGTGGAATGGAACTATCTCTGAATGCCGATTTCTGGAACCTGCTTAACGCACAAGACCAATTGATTAAATGTTGGAATGGAGTGGGTAGAAAATGACACGCGAGGACATCACCCGCATGGCGCGGGAGGCGGGCATCTGTATAGCGAACAGCATTTTGCTGCCCGCGCCAAATGGCCAAGTGGAGGCACTCGAACGCTTCGCCGCCCTCGTCGCAGAGGCCGAGCGGGAGGCGATTTGCCCGATTGTTTACGGGCTGTGCATCAGCGACAACAACGCGCAGGAAATCGTCAACGCCATCCGTGCGCGGGGGAGCAAATGAGCGAGCGCATGAGGCTGCTCCGGCTGCTGCGAGAGCGACACGATCTGCTGCGCGACGTGCGCGACGCCCTGCGGCGGCTCGACCCCGCCTGGTGCGTGCTGCACGGGAAGGAGCAGCTGGCCGACGAGGAGCTCGAGGAGCTCATCGGGCGCGTCGAGGATGCCGTGGAGGATGGTGATGGAACGCCCTCCTGACTTCGGCCCGCTGTTCCGGCTGCTGCGGGACGCCGCGATCGTGCTCCTCGGCATCCTGCTGTTTTTCGCCATGCTCGTGGAGGTGATGTCGTGAAGCGCAGTGCAGGCAGGCCCCCATCGGTGACGATGGAGCAGTACCAGCGGGTCCTCGATGTAAAGGCCGCTCGTGCGGCGCTGCCGACGAATAAGGAACTTGCCCGCGAGCTCGGGGTTCCGGTGTCTACCATCATGGGTTTGCTTGGGCGCGGGCTAAAGGCGTACCAACCGAGGAAAGCGAATGGGCGCAAGTCAAAGGCGTAAGGGCGCAGCCGGTGAGAACGAACTCGCCAAGATCCTGAGCGACCAACTCGGCTGGGTGGTCAGGCGCAACATCGGGCAGGCCCGTGACGGCGGGGACGACATCACGACCGGCCAGTTCCGGTGGGAGGTCAAACGCAGGAAGGGCATCGCGGTCCACGAATGGGTCGAGCAGGCCGTCCGTGCGTCTGGCCCCGGCGACATCCCGGTGGTGGCCTGCCGGGGTGACGGGAAGGGGTGGCTCGTGGTGATGCGCCTCGAGGACGCCCTGCCGCTGATCCGTGGCGAGTTGCCGCAGCGGTAGCCGGGGGGTTAGACTTGGGGCATGACCGAGACTGAGCGGAAGCCTTGCCTCAACTGCAACAGCAGCGGCTGGGTGGCCGATTGGTCTGGCGGGTGGGTGCGGTGTCCCGACTGTGAGCCGCCGCCCCCGCCGAAGGTCGAGGTCGAGTTCGTGCGTGGCGCGAAGGTCCGGCGCAAGCCGAAACTGCCCGAAGCAGCGTGAGGTAACGAGATGCCTGGTCCCGGTTTATACGCAAACATCAACGCTAAACGCGAGCGCATCAAGGCCGGTAGCGGCGAGAAGATGCGCAAGCCCGGCAGCAAGGGTGCGCCGACTGCGAAAGCGTTTCGCGAATCCATCAAGACCGCGCTCAAGCGGAAGTGAAGGCGCAGCTGCTCGGAGATAACGGCGACCAGGAAGGCGAGGATCTGTTCGGCTTTCGTCGCCGGAGAGGTGGTGCAATTCTGGGAGGAGCCGTCGGCAGGGTGCCAAGACTTTCGCCGAGGGCTACCGCCGGTGTCGCCGCTGCTGGACTCGGTGGCCCGACACCTACGCCGGTACCGGGTGGCCCGGGTGGTAGACCGCAGGAGCCGAGAGACGTGAACCTCGTATGAAGACCGCCGCATGGCAGCGCAAGGCAGGGCAGAACCCGAAGGGCGGTCTGAACGAGGCCGGTCGCCGCTCTGCCAAGGCCGAGGGGATGAACCTCAAGGCCCCGGTCAAGTCAGGGGACAACCCGAGACGCGCCAGTTTCCTTGCCCGGATGGGCAACGCTCCCGGCCCGATGGTCGGGAAGGACGGCAAGCCGACACGCCTCGCCCTCGCCCTGAAGGCATGGGGTGCGAACTCGAAGGAAGACGCTAGGGCGAAGGCCCGGGCGATCAGCAACCGCAACAAGGGGAAGTGACCATGCCGCTCAAGAAGGGATACAGCCAGAAGACCATCTCGCGCAACATCTCAGCCGAAGTCCGCGCCGGTCGCCCGCAGAAGCAAGCCGTGGCGATCGCCATGAGCACGGCTCGCAAGGCAGCCAAGAGCGCCGGTAAGGGAATGGCAGCACGCAAGCTGATGGCGAAGTGATGCCGGACAGAGCAGAACAGGTCAAGGCAGTCCTCGCGCTCGTCGAGGACGGCATGTCGGAGAACGCCGCCTGTCTACAGGTCGGCATCAATCGGGCAACCTTCCGAGCAGCGGCGTTGAAGGTCACGGCTGGTGACAATTACGCGCGCGCATTGGAAGCACTCGCTCAGGATCAGGTCGAGAAGGCCGAGCAGGTCATCGAGGACATGCGGAACGGGGTCATCGATGCCCAGCAAGCGCGGGTCGAGCTCGACGCCCGCAAGTGGTTTGCCTCCAAGTTCCTGCCCAAGCGGTACGGGGACAAGGCCGAGGTCGAGCACTCGGGTAACGTCGGCCTGACGGTCAATGTCGTGCGGATGACGGATGCCGACAGTAACGCTGCCGGCTAATGGCTGGCGACCGCGCCCATACCAGATGCCGGCGTGGGCCGCGCTCGAGGGCGGCTGCAAGCGGTTGGCCCTTTCTTGGCACCGAAGATCGGGGAAGGATGACCTGAGCCTTCACTGGGCTGCTGTGTCGGCCATGCAGCGGGTGGGCGGCATCTGGCACATGCTTCCCCAGGCGAACCAGTCCCGTAAGGCTATCTGGGATGCGGTGGACCCGCATACCGGGCGGCGGCGCATCGACGCTGCATTCCCGCCCGAGCTTCGAGAATCGACCCGCGAACAGGACATGTTCATCCGGTTCAAGAACGGCTCGACTTGGCAGGTCGTGGGCTCGGACAACTACAACAGCCTGATCGGTTCCCCGCCCATGGGGGTGGTGTTCTCCGAGTACGCGCTCGCCGACCCGAATGCTTGGGCGTTCCTGCGTCCCATCCTTGCGGAGAACGGCGGCTGGGCGATATTCATCAGCACCCCTCGTGGCCGGAACCACTTTGCCCGTCTGGTGGACTACGCCCGGAAGGACCCTGCGTGGTTCGGGCAGGTGCTGACGGTCGAGGACACCAAGGCGATCTCGAAGGACATCATCGACCGAGAGCGCAAGGAGCTGCGGGTCGAGCGCGGTGAGAAGGAAGCCGAGGCCATCATCCGGCAGGAGTATTACTGCGACTTCGATGCCGACATTCCCGGTGCGTACTACGGCGATGCCATCCTCAAGGCGGAGCAGGGCGGCAGATCTGGCGAGTTCCCGCATATCGTCGGCCAGCCGGTCGGGACGGCATGGGACATCGGCATCGGCGATTCGACGGTCATCTGGTTCTACCAGCTCGTCGGCCACAAGGTGCGCATCATCAACGTGCTGGAAGGCTCCGGCGTCGGGCTCGAGTGGTACGCGAAGAAGCTCCTCGCCATGGACTATGTGTATGCCGATCACATCTGGCCGCACGACGGGGCGGTGAAGGAGTGGGGGTCTGGCAAGTCCCGGCTCGAAACAGCGGCGGGATATGGGCTCAAGCCTCGGGTGCTTGAGGCTGACTCGGTGGACGATGGCATCCAGGCGGTGCGCCAGATGCTGCCGGTGGTCGAGTGGAACAAGGCTCCCGACCCGTTCCCCGGCGAGACTGCCGAGGACGCAGCGGCTCGCATGACCCGGGCGATGGATGCCGTCCGGCAGTACCGGCGCGAATACGACGACCGGCTGCAGCGGTTCAAGGACAGGCCACTCCACGACTGGACGAGTCA